CCTTCCTGCCGGCGGTGGTCCTCGGCGTGCTGTTCGCTGACAAAATCCATCAATACCTGTTTAACCCGATCACCGTAGCCATGGCCTTGGTGGTGGGCGGCATCGTCATGTTGTGGGCCGAACAGCGCAACCATGTGGTGAGCGTCGATCACGTCGACGACATGCGCTGGTCAGACGCGTTGAAAATCGGTTTCGTGCAATGCCTGGCCATGATCCCCGGCACGTCGCGCTCCGGCTCGACCATCATCGGCGGTTTATTGTTCGGCTTGTCCCGGAAAGCCGCCACAGAGTTCTCGTTCTTCCTCGCCATGCCGACCATGGTCGGCGCCGCGGTGTACTCCGGCTACAAATACCGCGACCTGTTCCAGGCCAGCGACCTGCCAGTATTCGCCCTTGGTTTCGTTATCGCCTTCATCTTCGCCATGATCGCCGTACGCGGCCTGCTCAAATTCATCGCCAACCACAGTTATGCGGCGTTCGCCTGGTATCGGATCGCGTTTGGCTTGTTGATTCTGGCGACGTGGGTGTTTGGCTGGGTGAACTGGACGGAAGCAGCGGCGGGGTGATGCACACGCCAGGCGGATCAATCCGCCTGGCGCGTTTTACGGAGGAAGGGCATCAACGCCCTTGCAGCAACTCGCCAGCCTGATCCAGCAACGCCAACGGATCCTTGGCCTTGTGAATATCCACCGACAACAACTGGCGGAATTTACGCGCCCCCGGGAACCCGGTGCCCAACCCCAGCACATGCCGGGTGATGTGATGCATCGCACCGCCCGCCTGCAAATGCTCGGCAATATAAGGCCGCAACTGCGCCAGCGCCTCGGCACGGCTGATCACCGGCGCGCTGCTGCCGAACAACTGCTGATCAACCTCCGCCAGCAAATACGGATTGTGATAAGCCTCACGCCCGAGCATCACACCGTCAAAGGTCTGCAAGTGCTCATGGCAGGCCTCCATCGTCTTGATCCCGCCGTTCAGCACAATCTCCAACTCCGGAAAATCCGCCTTCAACTGCGCCGCCACGTCATACCGCAACGGCGGAATGTCGCGATTCTCCTTCGGCGACAACCCCTCCAGAATCGCAATCCGCGCATGCACGGTAAAACTGGTACACCCGGCATCCCGCACCGTCCCGACGAAATCACACAACTCGGCGTAACTGTCCCGCCCATTGATCCCGATCCGATGCTTCACCGTCACCGGAATCGACACCGCATCGCGCATCGCCTTCACACAATCCGCCACCAGTTGCGGGTGCCCCATCAGGCACGCGCCGATCATGTTGTTTTGCACGCGATCGCTTGGGCAGCCAACATTAAGGTTCACCTCGTCGTAACCATGCTCCTGCGCCATGCGCGCGCAGGCGGCCAGATCCAGCGGAACACTACCGCCGAGCTGCAGTGCCAGCGGATGCTCGGCTTCGTTGTGACGGAGGAAACGTTCGTGATCGCCGTTGAGGAGGGCGCCGGTGGTGACCATTTCGGTGTAGAGCAGGGCGTTCTTCGACAAGAGGCGTAGGAAGAAACGGCAGTGGCGGTCAGTCCAATCCATCATGGGTGCAACACTAAAGCGCCGAGACAGCGTAGGCATTGATTTTACTGGGCTAAGGCTCTGATTCTGTACCATTTTACTCAACGTGTTTTCGGCGTGTTTTAGGGCGTTTTCAGGCGTTTTTCAGGTCTCGGTGGTACGATGTACCACTTCCAAACTGACGCGTACCACTTTCGATATGGCAGCTATCAGGGCAAGAAAACTGGCGGATGGGTCTGTGAGCTATACCGCTCAGATCCGCATCAAGCGTGATGGAGTGCAAGTCTACCAAGAGAGCCAGACCTTCGCCCGGAAACAGGCTGCGCAGGCGTGGGCGCGCAAGCGTGAATCGGAACTTGATGAGCCTGGTGCGATCGAGCGGGCGAGCCGCAAGGGCGCCACTGCCAAAGAGATGATTGATCAATACCTGCGCGAAGTCGAAAAGGCGCGGCCGCTGGGCAAGACCAAAAAGGCCACGCTCACGGCCATCGGTGCAAGCTACTTCGGCAAGCTCAACGATACCGACATCAATACGCAGTGCCTGGTGGACTTCGCCCTGTGGCGGATGAGCAGCGAAGGGGGAGGCGTTCAGGCGCAAACCGCCGGTAACGATCTCGCGCACCTCGGCGCTGTGCTTTCCATCGCCAAGGACGCGTGGGGCTATCAAGTCGATCCCCTGGCCATGGCCGGCGCCCGGCGGGTGCTGCGCAAACTTGGCTACAACCTCAAGAGTCGCGAGCGGGGCCGGCGTCCGTCACTGGATGAGTTAGGCAGGATCATGGCCCACTATGAGGACATGCAGGCGCGGCGTCGAAGTGTCACCAACATGCTGAAGGTCGTAGGCTTCGCGCTGTTCTCAACTCGCCGTCTCGATGAAATCACCCGCATTCGCTGGGCGGACGTAGACGAGGCTGGCCAGCGAGTCCTGGTCCGGGACATGAAGAACCCCGGGCAGAAGATCGGCAATGACGTCTGGTGTTACTTGCCAGATGAGGCGTGGCAGATACTCCAGACAATGCCAAAGGCCGGCGTCGATATTTTCCCGTACAGCCCCGAGTCTATTTCCACTTCCTGGGCAAAGGCCTGCAAGTTTTTGGGTATCGCTGACCTGCACTTTCACGACCTTCGCCATGAGGGTGTTAGCCGCCTGTTTGAAATGGACTGGGATATCCCGCGCGTAGCGAGCGTGTCGGGGCACAGGGACTGGAATTCGCTGCGACGCTACACACATCTACGTGGTAAGGGTGATCGGTATGTGGGGTGGGAATGGCACGAGAAGATATTGAGGGCGCCCGTCCAACTGGGCGCCGCATCAATGAAATGGCTCAATAGGCGGGTTTTAAGCCGTTGAGCTGGTTGTTTTCTTTCACAGCGGCGGCGCGTTGGAGATCGAGGTAAGCCGCCAGGTCGCCGATGTGAACCCCCTTGGCGGATTTCTGGCTCGGTTCCAGCCGGGTGATCGGGATCTTGATCTGACCACTCAACACCTTGCGCTGGAACATGTCGGGCGTGAGATGTGTGAAGTAGTCCCGGCACACCCGATCAAGCGGAATAATCGCCTGACCGTCGTACTGGGCCATCAGAATGAAAGCTGTATTCATGATGCTCCCCTCACATCCGAAACGATTGATGAATGAACCGCGGCGAGGCCTCTTCCGCTAGTCCTGCGTCATCTGTCTGGATTTCGCAGATAAACCGGTGCCGCTTCCGGTTGGTCGCTGTCAGTGCTTGGGTGAGGGCGGGGATAGCGTCGAGGCATTGTTCGTAGGCGGTATCTCCCTTCCAGCGTTGAGCCAGCAACACCTGGCAATCCGTCCGGGTTGCGTCCGTGCACAGATACAGCAGCAGGAAAACAGTCATAGCACTGTCTCCCGTTGCGCCACGCTCAGGCCTACCGCTATCGGGCGAACCCAGATCGGCATGCTATTGAGCATGAAGGTTTCACCGGACGCGGCCAGCAATAGCGTGGTACCCATCACATCGGCAATTGCTTCGGCCGCGTCAGGTGGTACCGCATTGCCGATCCGCTCACGCCACGCCTGATCACTCAGACCATCCAGCTCGAACTGTTCTTCGGGTTCGACCAGGCTTTGCAGCGCGGCCAGCTCCAGCGTGGTGAAAGGGCGGTGCCAAGTGCCGTCGAGACTTTCAATCACGCAGGTCAACCGGTCGTTCGCTTCCGGCATGCGCGGGTCAGCTACCGACCAGCGTCCGTTGTCCTGCTTTGCACTGGCTGAAACGGCACCGCACTTGTCATTCCAGCCGACAACGCCGTAGTGGCCACCAGTCAGATAGGCGTCACCCTTGACGCGCTTCATGCCAGGGCGGGGATCTGCGATCAACAATGCACCACTGGCAACCTGCTGCGATCCGGTGACAGTCCCAGCCGTTTTATCCCACGGGCAAACGCCCAGCTTCCGGCTACTCGCTGCCGGGTGCCAGTTATGGTATCGGGGATCCTGCACAGCAAAAGCGCCTTGCCCCGTGGTGCTGCCGGCGATGACTGTTCCGGCGGCCTTGTCGAACTGCGTTACCAAGTACTTTCCGAACCCATCGCCCGGCCTGCGAGGATCAGCAACGCTAAATGTTCCCTGTCCGGGCGACTTGACGCCGATCACCGCGCCACTGGTCTCTTCCCAGCGACGGACGCCGTACTGCTGATATTGCAGAGCACCGGCTTTGGCGCGTGGATCAGCAACCGAGAATGCACCGTTTGTTGGGCTGCTGCGCCCCGCGACGGTGCCGGCGGTGCCTTGCCAGTCGTGCACGCCAAGGTAGCCGGCGCGATACTCGGGCACGATCACCAGATCACGCAGGTAACCGTCTTCGATCGCCAAGTCATTCAGGCTGCGCCAGTCCTTCCCGGCGGTGACGAGGGCAAGACGCACCCACGTTTTCCATTGGAGAGCTGGAACCCGGTGCATGGGGCCGGCGGCTTCGATATCGCCGGCGAGCGGCATGCGGCCGAGGATTGAGCCGACAGACTTGAGGGTTTTCTTTTCTGGCTCATACAGGAAGGGCGGTACCTTCTCGATGTGGCGCGCCACCAGCAAGAACCGTTTGCGACTCTGAGCCAGGCCGCCGATTACACCGCAGTCGTGAGTGGTTTCAGCCACGGCATAGCCGAAGTGCGATAGCACCTTGTTGATCTGGTCCAGCAAGTGCCGGCCACGGGTTGCCAGTCGAGGGACGTTTTCGAAGACCAAAAGCGGAACAGCGTCGTCTTTCCAGGCTTCACCGAAAAGCCAGATGCAGCGTAGCGTGAGTTCGTTCAGCGCCTGATATTTTGGGGTCAGACTCATCTTTTCGGACAGCAGGCCCGACGCGCCTTTGCACGGACTGGAAATGAACACTGCGTCGGGCCGTTGGTAGTTGGCTGCACGTCGAACATCTTCGACGGTCGCCTCACGCCAACCAGGTGGCGGCTCTTTCCCGTGGAAGCGGATGTACTGATCACGGGTAAACAGATCCAACAGCGTGCCCTTGACGCCGCTCAAACGCTCGAAGTCGGCCAGCCCAGCCGCATCAATGTCGATGCCGCCGATACATTGCCATTGCGCTTGAATGTTGCCCACGATGGGCTTGGATTTGTTGAAACCTTTGGCGCCGCCACCAAGGCCGCAGCAGAAATGAAAATGTTTGAGTGTTCGCTTGAACATGGTGCTTCTTCCTTTGCAGGCGATGGGGAGTTGCAGCTACCCATCGCCCGTCATTCAAATCAGCGCGCGTAGCGCCGTGGCTTGTTCTTCTTCGCTTCCGCCCGTGTCGCCATCAGCTCGGCCCACTCGGCAGACTTGCGCTGCTGTCGGATCCGGCTGCAGGCCTGGTGCTTGCGGGTGGATCGGGCTTTGCCGCAGATGTCGCAGCAACTGGGGAGGTCAAGCCGATGGCTGGCCATGGGCGGACGTGTGCGTGCCACAGAATTGGCTGAGGGTTGCATCAGGCGTCCCCCAGCAAAGCGCGGGTGAGGGCGTTGCGCTCGCCCTGGCGAGTCAGCTTGTTCAACGGCTGCACACTGTTGCGACCATTGCGAAGCTTGACGATCGCCGTTGCGCTGTCGATCTCAGCAATCTTCCCTTCGCGAACGCTGAGACTGACGCTGCGCCCGGTGCTGCGTGCAGCGACGAAAGTCACGTCATCGCCGACCTTGAAGGCGTTCGTGGTAGCCTCTGTGCCGCTGCCACTTGGGTTTTGTGCTTGCATGGTGCTTCTCCTTTGGGGTGGTCGGTGTCGAGGGGTTGCAGCCCCTCGGCACCAATTCTTTTCGGCATGAACTCGTTGTTCAGCCGGCGCGGCGAACCAGGTGAATCGCTAAACCTTCAAGCTGCTCGTTCCCAGCGGCCTCCTTCTGCCACTGCAAAACCTCATCGATCTGTTTGATCGAGCAGTCATCGACAAGCAGCGTCCGCTCACCGCGCTCTAGCCTGACTTCCATGATTCCGAGCAGGCCGTGATGCGAGTACGCATCCGCATGAATGATCCCGGCCTGTTTGCCTTCAGCCAGTTGCTGGGCTTCGATCGATCTCAGCTTCGTCGTTTTTCCCGTGCCGGCATCGCCGGTGATCACGTGTACTTGCATGGTGCTTCTCCTTTTGAATATGCCCAGCGTTGCAGCGCCGGTTGCGGTTTACGCGCTCTGAAAAATCCAGCAGCGCACGGTGGTGGGTTTGTTGAACATCGCGTTGCCGGCGGCTTGTGAGGCGCGCACCGAGCTGTACACGGCCTTGTTGGATTCCAGCCATTTGTGGCTGCGGCTGTTGACCAGCAGCCCGCGCAAGGTCTTGAGGTCGGCTAGGTTCTGCCGATGCTCGCTGGCCTTTTCGGCGAATTCGTTGAGGTTGATTGCGATGAGTTTTGGGTCGGTGCTGTGGTTGACCTGCGGGCCTTCGCCCAGGCTTTCGAGGTATTCGAAGACTTCCCAAAATTCGGCAACCAACGGGTGGTCTGCGCTGATCGCGGCTTGCCGCTCCAACGCCATGACCATCAGCGCCTGCTGCGTCGTGGCGACGTGGTTGTCATCGAGCGGGCAAACCAGACGCAGACAATCCACCAGAGCCATCAACTGGCTGTGGTTCTTAATGATCCGTTCCACGCGGATTTCTTTGAGCTTGCGCAAGTGCTGCTCGTGAACAAGTACGCGCTCGGCGAACTTCGCCATCACCTGTGCTTCAGCACGCACGGCCAGCAACAGGAAGTGGCTCAACTGCTCGACCGGGATCAGGTTCAGGTTGTCGGCGGCCGTGCGACTTTCCGTGGTGACTTCCGGGCGCGCAAAGTGCGATTTGATAATCCGGGTCAGGATCGCTTCGGACGCGCTGACATCGGCGTTCTGGCTGATCGCAATCGCGCCCCGGAACGGCGGTTCGTAGGTCTCGTTGCCGCTGGTCTTCATACCTTTGGTGCCGAGCGTGCCGCCGCCGTAGAAGTCCTTCAGCTCGTCCCAGTCGAAGCCCTTGGCGTGCGCCTTGTCCGGCTCATTGCGGTCGCCCTCGATCAGCACAACCGGCATGTTCGAGACCTGACCCATGGCGCGCTGCCGGCCGGCGCGGGTCGATTTCGACGGGTCAAAACCCTCATGTTCGCGGCCCAGCAGTTTCCACAGGAAGGTCAGCAGTGTGGTCTTGCCGGCGCCGGCTTCACCGGTCACCTCAAGGAACGGGAAGGATTTGTACTGCGCGCGGATCTGCTCGGCGAACAGCGATCCGAACCAGAACGCCAGGGCAACAATGCCCTTGGCGCCGAAGCACAGCCACAGCATCGGCAGCCAGTCAGTGCGGTACTGCTTGCTGTCGCGCTGGATGTGCATGGCGATCGACTTCTGCAGCGTCTTCAGTCGCAGCTTGCCGAACTCGAAAAAGTCCTCCTTGTTCACCACGCTGACGATACCGCCGCGTACAGCGAGGTCGCCAAACACATAGCAGCCGTGCAGTTTGCTGTAGCCGATGAAATCGATGGTCTCGACAGTCTTCAGGCCGAACAGCTGATCCTTCATGATCTTGTCGAGCTGCTGCCCGCTGCCGGTGAATACGGCGCCGGCGGCCATGCTGAGCAAACGCTTTTTGAACTCGCTGGCGGCCGCGACTTGGCCACCGGTGAAGGTGTTCTTCACGCTGCCGCTGTCGTGCGGGAAATCGACGCGGAAGTAGTACCAGGATTCGTCGGTGACTTCGTTGCGCTGGAAGTACAGCGCCTGTGGGTAGCAATTAGCGATTTCCACCACGCCGCCGCACTGGCGCAGGGCCTTGTCGCGGCGCTGCTTGTCGTTCAGCAATTGGTCTTCGTGGCGCTCGGAAGACTCCAGCGCCTGCATGGCCTTGTTGAATTTCTCCAGGTCCATCTTGAACCAGTAGAGCCGGCTGTCGAAGCCGAAGTGAAACTCATGACGCTCGCGCCATTCGTACATCAGCACGCCTTTCTCTGACGCGCTTTCGGCGATCAGCAATGCACCGTGGTAGCGAGCGGTGGCCAGATCCTTCTCGATCTGCTCGGCACGTTCGCTCTCGCCGTCGATGAACGCCCAGCGCTGATGCAGATCGTTCCAATCGATCTTGCGGCTGTCCGATTGGGGGATCTGCGCTGCTTCGCACTCGTAGCCCAGGGCGCGAGCCTGACGCACCCAGCGCTTGGTGTATTTGTGCGCGCCGGGTTCGTTGTCCAGTGCCCAAATGAGCTTGGGCAATTTTCCGCCGCGCTGCCGGGCCAGCTCCTTCAGAGACTCTTCAGGGAAGAAGGCCGACGACATTGCCGACACCGCTGCAATGCCGTTATGCACCAGAGCGATGGCGTCAAAGATGCCCTCGACAATCCACAGCTCTTTGACGTGCAGCAGCTCTACACATGGCGGGCACCACCAGTACCCACGCGGGCTATCGCCAGGCTTAAACCGCGCCTTCATCTTGCCGAACCGGTGCGGTCGGTCGATCAGGCGCTCCCAGTAGCCACCTTTCTCCAGTGCAAAGCGCACCGTCGCACTGCCGGCATTCAGCTCGCCGGAGAAATAAGTTTCCTGCGTAAACCAGCCTTGAATCAGATCAAGCCGAAAGCCACGGGCAAATTCCAGATACGCACGGGCGGTGGCGCTGGGGTGTTGCTCGCTCGCTGGGGCGCGCTTGCTCCAATCTTCGAACAGGTCCTCATAGATTTCTTTTACGTGCCAGGTCTGGCCACACTTGCCCCGTCCGCAGCGGATCATCCACGGGTCATCGTGGAAGGCGTACAGCTCCTTTTTCTTGCACGCCGGGCATTCGCCCTGGCGCATGTATTTACCGGCTTTGTGTTTGAGTCCGTAGTCGGATTCAAGGCGTTGCAGAATGTCGGCGCGCAGATCGTGCTTCATGTTCATCGGGGCTTACTTCACTTCGCCGAGACTTTGTTTAAGGGCGCCAATCAGGCGTTTTTGCGCGGCCATCACCGGGAAGGCCGACAGCAGCGAGCCGTGCCGTAAACCCTCGGGGATCATGCGAAAGCGATCGTCATACCAGTACTCGTTGAACTGCATCGAGTACTGGGCGCGCAGTGCCTGGAGCAGGGCTTCGGCCTGTGCACGGGGCAGTTTTGCGGTGATGGCGATGTCGATTTCCATGATCCACCTCGGATTTCAGGCAAAGCTCACCCAAACCCACGGGAAGCGGGGCAGGGCGGGTTGTTTAAAAAGGAGTTACTGAGGGTGGTGCTTGTGCGCGGAGTCGCGCTGTGCGAGCAGGGTCTGCGGCAGCAGCCTCGCCGGTACCGGGTAGCGCAGATCGGCACGGGTGTCGATCAAGTGCACCACCGTGCAGTTGGGACCTTTGCCCCAGTCCACGCCGATCCACTTGCGCTGATTGATCACCTGCAATTCAGTCCAGGCGTTGTGCACCAAGCGCTCCGCCATGAAGACAGGCACCTCCAGCGAAGTGGCCAAGTGGCGAACGCAGTTTTCATAGAGCAGATCCGAGTCCACCAAGTACTGCGCTTCGTGCCGTTGCAGGTAAGTGAACGCGGCTCGCTGCATGCTGCTGCGGTAGTCGTGGGTCAACTGATCGTGGTTCATTGCGCACACTCCATTTCCATTTGGTCGAGCAGGTCGGGTTGATCGTTGGCGGTTTTCATCGCGGCGCGGCGCAGGGCGATATCGGCAATGGGTAAGCGCACCGATGGGTTGGCCATGCCGCTGGGACTCATTTCGTGAGTCATCTCGAACTCGGCACGCACTGACCATCCGCAGGCCTCGTTGGTGCATTGCAGATAGGCCACCCGCAGGAAAATGTGTGTGCCTTCGCTGGTGCGGATGCGCATGCGACCGAGGCAGTGCGGGCAAACCAGTTTGTATGTACTCACCCAGCGATCCCCCGACCGTGCAGTTGAATGGTGGCCAGCACTTCGGCGTAGCGGGCGGACATGTAGTGCACCAGAGCGTTGATGATTGCTTGGGCTTCGCAGGACTCTATGACACCGTCGTCGAGTGCTTTGGCAATGATCTGATCAACCATCCCGCGCTTGGCGGCGGCTTTGACTGACCGGTTGTACAACTCGACGTTGTCCAGGTCCGCCGACGCGGTCAGCGGTACAAACATGCCGCCGTATTTGGCTGCGATGTAGTCCGGCAGGAAGGTTGTTCCTGCTACCTGTTCGAGGCGATGAATGTGGTCGTCGCTCAGCGGACGGCTACCGGCGTTTTCGTAGGCTTGGTTATCGAACTTTTTGAGGGGCATCCCGAGATCAGCAGCTGCGTAAATCCGGCCTCCCTGGTAGGCGCCGATTACTGCACTGACCACATCTTTCCTGTTGGCTAGAACTGGGCGTTTCATCTTCTGGTTTCCTCCCTGAGCCAACGGGCTTAGTTTTCAATCACGCCGTCTTTGATACCGAGCAGTACCGCGGCGCGATGAGACTCGCCCCGCAGACATTTCTTCTGTCCGTTCAGCACGGCATACACCGTAGAAGGCGTGAGGTTGTGTTGATCGGCCCAATCCTTGGCAGATAGACCTTGATGCGCGAGGCGCTCGCGGGCGCCTTGGCACGCTTGCTCCGTGGGGTATCCGTTCGGCATAGTCTCGTTTCGTGTGATTTCGTGTGATGACAGGCGAAGTATTTCCCATGATTGTGGGAATGTCAAATCGCTATGGAGACAATTGTGGGAATTGGTGATCGCCTGAAAGAAGAGCGCGAACGGTTGGGCTTCAATCAAACCGATTTCGCAGCGAAGGCTGGTGCCTCAAAAAACAGCCAATACAACTACGAGAAGGGCGAACGTAGCCCTGATGCGACCTATCTAGCCGCAGTGGCTGAGAAGGGAGTCGACGTGTTGTATGTGGTGACCGGTGAGCGCAAGCCCACAACGGTCGAAAGCATCAGTCCCGACACGGCAAAATTTCTTGAGTTCTATCAGCGCGTCACGGACTTGGATCGAGAGGTGCTGCTTCGTATGGTTTCGGCTTTTGCAAAAGCCGCGAGCATTGATGGGAAAAAAGAGTACGACTGACCTGGGCAATGACTGTTCAGGTGTGTAGGCGCAACACGCCGGCCACGATGGCCGGCTTTTTCATGGATATAGAAAGGAGCGGTTCGAATGGCTTTGAAGCCCTGTAAGTCTTGCAAACACAAAGTAGATATTTCAGCGAAGGTTTGTCCCAGCTGTGGCGTTGCCGATCCGGGAGTAACCCTGGGCCAGAAGATCGGCGGGTTTGTCATTCTGGTAATCATTATCGCTGTGACAGTGTCGATGTGCTCTCGGGGTAACAAAGACGAGCCTGTCGAAAAGGTAACGCAGAGTGTTGCGGCCAAGGCTTACGCGATCACTAAAGACGATTTCCAAGAGGGACGACCTCGTAAAGTTGAAGTCGTTTTACCCAAGCGTGTAAGTGACGCGGAGCTGGCTGAAGTAGCCAAGTCCGTTCGCGCCGATACAAAGTCGAAGCCCAAGACGACATTCATCGGCTTCAGGATCGAAGGCCAAAACGACAAGGCCTACTGGGCCAATGCCAGTTTTGACCCTGACTACAAAAGCTCGCTCATCGGCCTTAGCGCGCAGGACTATGAAACTCTGAAGGGGCTGGACCTGAAGGAGTATCCAGATCGGCTGGGTTCCTGGTTGCGCGATGGTGCTCTTGGTCATTTGGTCGTGTTGTACAAACGCGATGGCAAATATTCCATGGACCAAATCTTTGCGAGTGGTGGGAAAAATACATATAGCTATCGAGCAAAGAAGCTTGCTGATGGTGGACTGCGCCTGGATGAGCCAGACAATATGTTCAATGAGTACTACGTAGTCGATGCAAAGGGGAACTTGCAGGGATGGGGTGAGAACGGTGTCTACATGATCCTGCCACCGCGTCCGGTACTGTAAAACCCGGCGCAACTGCTACTTACATTTCCAATGTGGTGCATAGGTACGGGAGTAGCCATCTGGGAGGCGACACCCATTCAGTCCGGACCCAAATGATTTGGCGGGGCTGGTGGCACAGAAAAACGTGCTGAGAATGGGTGACTCCCGGGCGGTTCAGGTGCTGCGAATGGCACCCCGCCCATCACAAGGAAATGGAGTACGCACGATGGAAAACCTTACCCATTTAGAGCACCTTTTTTTGCAGCTGCTGGCAAAGCTGGATGATCGGCAGAGGAAGGATGTATTGAGGATAATGGAGGCATTCGTGCAGTCATCGAGTTAAGTCGCTTCTACGAACCCTGGTCTATAATCAGGGTTCGTAGTTTATGGTCTGACTAAGTCTTTTTCTGAAGCATCGCCTCGATAATTCGAATGTATTCAGGAGACGTTGAGTCATCCGTCAGACTGTTGTTTGAAGGGCGAAATAAAGTCGAGTAAAACAACATCCGAATTTCCTGCGCTTGCTCAGCTCTCGTACTGTCTATTGCAATGTAAGTCTTTATCATGGTGGACCGTTCTAAAGCTTCAATCTCAAGTGCGAGATTTGTCATCATGAGTTTTACTAATATTCTTATGAGCCAAATCATAGCTGTAGTGCAAATTACGAGAAGAGCTATGCTAAATTTTTCAGCAGGCAAAGTTATCGGGAAACCAAAAACAGTATACGTTTCGCCATTCTTATAAACCGACAAAGTCAAAAATACGATAGTTGCTAGGAAAACAATGGCCGAACCGATAACACCGTGACGATACGATCGAGCTTTTTTGCGGTGCTTTTCTTCCCGATCGTCCCAATATTTGACTGGTTCTGCTGAGAGAATCGCATTGGTTGCCGAGGTTACAGTATTCGAAATTTCATTTGTAGCGATGTCGAGTTTCTCGAATAAATGCTCTGTAACGTCTTTTTTCGTTGTCTCAATAAATTTTTCAATTGAATTTCTTGATTCTGATATCGCGGTTTTGAATTTTTCGTGCTCACTAAAAAATGATGATTTGAATGTCTCTTCAAGGGCTGTGAGTTCGGATTTGTATTGTCCTGTGTATAGGGCGGTTTGTTGGCTTAATAGAGTGCTGAATATATAAAGTCCGGTGGAGGTTTGGCCCCTTGATGTGAATTCTTTAATGGCGTCAGCGTGGGGCTTCTCGTCGTGAAGTGGTATTGAGTGATCGCTGTGAAATTTATATAGCCTCTGGAGGTCCGCTGTACCATGCATCAATGCGTCGATTACTGTCAGATAGTTTTGTATTAAAATACGGGTCTGTTGTTCTCCAGTATGATGTCCGGCAATATTAAAGATCTTTTCCCAGTACTCTCTTTCGTTTTTGAACCATGTGAGTTGTTCAATTTCATCTAAGGCTTTGACATGGCTCAGCCGATCTGCATGCGTCACACCGAAATTTTCCATCTGCATTTCCATTGTGCCTGTCAGTTCAAGTGGCCCAATGATATCAAGATTTTGACTTGATCGATTCGAAGCATGTCAGAGCACTTTCAAACGTCCCCACTCACGGGCTATAGCCCGTTTCGCTGATCTTTCCGTCGCATATAACCACCGCAATCTCTTCGGCTTGCTTTGGTCGCCGGCTGTCACCGTTTTTTCCGTACCGGTTTCTTGGTCGCGGAAGTACCCGATGACCCCTGTGAAATCGCCTCGATTCTCTTCTGCCAGTTCCTCAATCGTATCCTCCGGCAACTTGCTCTCCAGCTCCAGACTGACGATGTATCCATTGTCCGCACTGAGCGTGTGCTGAACATTCCCGCCGTACCAGATGATTTCGTCGATCTCAGGCTTCACGCCTTCCAGCGTATAGGTCAGCTCCGGTATCAAATCCGGCCTGCCCATCGACAAGGTATAGCTAAGCGTCGCGCTGCCACGCTGTAGGCGGTTGAACTCTGCCCGGGCGGCACGCAGGGCAGATTGCCTGTCGCTGTAGGTGTGCCGCAGATCCTTAAGGTTTTCGCCACCGCCGGCGATGGCTTCTTGTTTCTTGGCGCTGTTCACATCGTAGAAGTAAGCGCGCACGCCGTCGTAGCTATCTCGGTCTGCTTGCAGGTAGCGGTGCTGGTCGCCGTCGGCGCGGGTAAGCGTGATGTGGGGCAGCTCGGCGCCGCTGGCGGTCTTGCCGCCGCCGGCCGGAAGGCACAGCAGGCAACCAGCTTTGACTGTGACCACGGCGTCGAACTCTTCGCCGATACGGCTGATCAGGTTGGCGTCGGACTCGTTGGCCTGGTCCAGTTGCAGGATAGGCAATCCGTCGAGCGCGCCGGCGATGGTGGCGGTCAGACCGTTGCATAGGGCGATATCACCCAACACGTCGCCGAGAGTGGTGTTGCTCCAGCTGCGCTCGCGTTTGGTTTTCAGGCCTTTCCGCAGATCTGCGGATCGGGCGCGGATACTCAGCACGTCGGGCGCGCCGGAATGCTCGGTTTCATCAACGGTGTAAGTGCCTTTGTCGACCAGTCCGGTATCACTCCAGCCGAGCCACAACCGAACCACCGCGCCTTTTGGCGGGATGGCGAGCAGCCCGTCGTGGTCGCTGAGGGTGATGCTCAGTTGATCGGCCTCGATGCCGCGATTGTCGGTCAGGTCAAGGCTCATCAGGCGCGGGCTGATCAGTTGAGCGATGTCATTGCCGTCCACGGTGATGCGAAACGCTGGCACCGGGTAAGCCGCCTCGCGTTTATAGCGCTCGATGGTCTTGTCCAGAAAACCGGTGACGCGGGAGAGGGCGGCATCGATCACAGCAGCGCCCTCATGATGCTGACGCCAGCGCTGGTACCGGCGCCGATCAGGTCGATACGGTCGTCATCAATGCGCTTGAGGCTGAGGATGAATTCGATGCGGCGCGGCGTGCCGTCGCGGAAGAAAATCGTCTTGGTTTCGCTCAGGCTTTCAATGATCCACAGGCCGTAGATCCGGCCGCTCCCTTCGACCATTGGCCACGCCTTGCCGGTGTTGGCCATCAAGCGCAAGGCGTCGAGGCTCAGGGCGCTGCCGGCGAGTTCCGGCAGGATGATGCCGGGCAGGGTGATGGAGTCATCACCACGGCCAACGAACTGGCGAGCCGGCGCGGCGCCGACGCGGTTGCTGCTGGCGTGGCGCCATTCGGTTTGGCGTTGCAGCTCCTGGTAGGCGGCGGTGGAGAGGCTGAAAACGAACATGCCCAGGGCAAGCATCATGGCGGGTTACTCCAGGTCGGACAGTCGGCTGCGCTGGCGGGCGCTCTTTTCGCTGGAGACACGGGCCAGCTCGGCGCGCACGGCACGGGCGATGGCGCGCTCATCCATGCCGGGCGTGGTGTGGATGTTGATTTCGTAGGTGTCGTGGCTGTCGTAGGCAGCGGCCGGCGCCGGGCTGATGGGCGCGCGATTGTCGATCGATACTGAAGAGGATGCGGCGGCGCCGGTCGGCAACTGCGCAAGTCCGATGGCGCCCAGCGGCCCGGCCACGGCGCCGAGTGCCCGTTGCCCGGCAGATACGACTTGCTTGCCCATGTCGGAAATTGCGCCCAGCGGCCCGTTTTGGCCACCTTCCAGACCTTGGGTCAGGCCGGCCATGGTAAAGCCGCCGAGCGCAGTGAATACGCGGGACGGGCTGTGGATGTCGAGCTTTTCCTTGAACATGTTGATCGCCGAATCAGCGACCGAACTGACAGCGTTCTTGATCTGCCCCAATCCCGCCAGCAACCCGTTGACCAGGCCGTTGACGATCATGTTACCGAACTCGGTAAAGCGACTTGGCAGATCCACACCGAGGTAACTCAGCACCCCAGCGAAGGCCTGGTAGATCAGGCCGATGGGACTGAAGTTTGCGAGCGTGTTGAGGATGCCGCCGATGCCACCACTAAAACCGGCTTTGATCTCGGCCCACGCGTTGCTGAAGTACAGCTTCACCGCGTCCCAGTTGCTGTAGATCAGGTAAGCCGCACCGGCGAGCACGGCAACGACGGCACCGATGGCCAGCGCTACGGGGTTGGTGGCGAAGCCCCACAGGGCAATGCTGACGGTCCGTAGGGCGGTTACCAGTGCGCCGCTGAGTGTGCTGGCCAGCATGCGAAGGCCTTGGCCCAGCATAGGGAGTGCATTGCGGGCCAGACCGGTGATGGTGGGGGCGAGCTTTTGCATGATTCTCAGCGTGCCACCACCCTGCATGCCGAACATCGCCATGCCGTAACGAATCACGGCAAACGGGCCGAGCAGGCTGGCCATGCCAATTGCCAGGCCACCGAATACGAACGAGAGGCCGGCCACCAGGGCTACGACTTTGACCAGTCCGCCAGCGAGTTTCGGATTCTCCCGTGCCCAAGCGCCGACCTTGTTTGCAACTTCGCCCAGGGTGTTGATCAGTTCCTTGAGTTCGGGCGCGACGGCGGCGCCGAACTCGGCCATGGCGTTGGTAAAGCTGCCCTCGGCAGCTTCCATAACGTTGGTCAGTGTGCCGAGTTGCTCGTTGACCCGAGTACGCAGGTCGGCCTGGTTCTGGAGCTTCTGTTGAACCTCGCGATAACCGGCCAGCCCTTTGTTCATCATGGTGTTGAGGGTGGTCAGTGTCTCGGCGTCGTCACCGAACAGCTTTTTGATGATGGCGCCACGGTCTTCATCGTTGAACGCTTTCAGTTTTTCAATCTGAGCGTAGAGATTTTCAAGGCCCGCGAAATTGCCTTTGTCGTCCGTGAATTTGAACGACACGTCCTTGCCGGTTGCCTTGGCGATGTTATTGGCTTTGCCGACGTTATCTTTGTCCAAGCCTGCTTGGAAGATTTTGCGGAACGCGTTACCGGCCGAACCACCCTCCATACTGGCTTGATCCATCATGATCAGCAACGGAGCCAGCTCATTGGCGGCCTCAATCCCGGATTTCTTGATCGTATCCATCACCGGGGCAATCTTGCTGAAGCCCTGCAGCATGTTGGTCGAGTCGACGCCCGAGTAGAAACCACGCTGTATGGTGTCCATCAGCGCCATCATGTCCTTCTCAGACGTGCGGGTGGCGTCCTGCATCTTCGCCGCGAACTCGGCGGCCTCAGTCACCGGCATCTTCAACTGCACGCCCAGGTATGCCGCCGCTTCGCCGGTACCTCCAAGGATGCTCTGCGCGCTGAGGCCTTGGCGGCGCAGCATCGTCATCATTTCCTGAAAGTCGGCGGTAGTGCCTGGCAGGCGGTCGCCCAGTTTCGTCGCGAGGTCGGTGATTTTTTGGAAGTCCTCAGCGACCTTGCCGGTGTCGTCCATCATCGACACCTTCAACTGAGTAGCCGAATCCTCGTTCGGCGCGAATGCATCCACTGCTTGTTTCAACGGGCGGCTGATCGCATAGCCTGCCCCTAAACCGGCGGCACCATTGACTGCCATATCGCTGGCCAGACTTTGAGTCTTCGCCAGCCTGTTGCGCTCGATCGCCATGCGCTTCTGCTGCGCATTCAATGCTGCCAGCCGATTGCCCTGTTCACTGATGCTCGCATTGGTGGCGCCGATCTGCTCGCGCAGCTGACGTTCGTGCGTGCCGAGGTCTTTGGTGCTGATCCCGGCGCCGTACAGTTTCGAGCGTAGCGCCTGCAACTGTTCGGACTGTTGCTGGTGCTGTTCCTTCAGCCGCTGGGCCTCGCGCACGGCCGTGCGGAAGTCCTTGGCCAAGGCCTTGGTCGGAACGCCCGTAGCGGCAAACTGCTGACTGAGCGCGCGCACTTTGTCGCGGGCCGAGGTGAGGGCGGTTTCGGTCTGCTCAGCGGCGGCGCGCTGAGTGCGCCAGGCGCTGACGTCTTTCTGCTGGGCGTTGAGTTCCTTGAGCCGGTCGCGCGCTTCCTTGAGTGCGCGGGCAGCGCCGATGCTGCCCTTGTCGATGGCCTTCAGGGGGCCGCTCGCCCGGTCGATTGCGTTGAGCAGTACCTGAAGTTTTAAATCATTCGCCATCGGTGGAACTCCGCACCCTGGCGCGCTCGCGCCAGTCCATCAGTTCTTGCAGGCCCAACTGGTCCATGTCAGCCGGCGCCCAGTGAAAAACCACGGCCAGATCGGCCATGGCGTCCTCTACGCAACGAGGGAGGCGTCCGTCCTCACCGACTTCTGCAACAAAAAATGCGCAACCTTGTTGCCGCAGGCGAGCAGGTCGGCCGGGTCCATGCCGGCGGCTTCGGTGGCGGTGATGCTCGGCGAGGTGATGCGCGGCAGCACCTTGAGCAGGGCGGCGACGTCGAGGTTCAGCAGGTCCACCAGGTGCACGCCGCGCAGTTCGCCGGAACAAGGCTTGCGCAGGGTGAGGCTGTCGATCTGGCTCTTGCCACGCAAGATCGGCGTATCGAGGATGACAGTGTTGTCGTCAGTTGCTGGTAGGGTTTCGACGGTGTTTTCGGTTTCCATGGAGTGCTCCGGTGGTCAGGGTTGAAGGTGATCAAAGGCCAATGGCGGAACGCTGTTTCTCCAGCATGTCCACGCCGTTGACCTTCTCGATGAAGTTGAGCAAGTCGATTTCGATGATGTCTTCGTTGTCGACGATCAGCTTGTAGTAGCTGCAGGTGGTGGTGATGCTGTGTTCGGTGTCTTCACCTGGCTGCGCGTCGCCCATCTCGATCGTTTCGTGACGGCCGCGCACGATGATTTCCACGGCGCTGACTTCGCCGGTGTCGTCCTGCTGGAACGAGCCGGCGAAGCGCAGTTGCACGCCGGATGCGTTGACGCTGCCGAACTGCTTGAGCGCAATCAGATCCAGCCCGCCGGTTTTCCATTCGAACTGGATGCCGTCATCAGAAAAGCCGAGGTCAGCCTTGACCGGGCCGTTCATGCCACCGCCGCGATAACTTTCCATCTTGCGGCCAAGTGGCGGCGGGGTGACGCTTTTGGCAACGCCTTGGTAGGTGTTGCCGTCGTTGAACAGGTTCATGTTTTTGAGTTTGCGAGGCATGGCCATGGCGTTGGTCTCCGGGGTACGGACTCCCCCGCAGGGGAGCGCCGATTCAGGCGTTCACTTTGCTGGCGAACTGGATCAGGTAGCGGTCGGTGATGCGCTGGCGAAGCGTCAGGTCTTCCAGCGGCGGCACGGGCGTGTAGTCGTAATCGAGGTAGAGCTTGCCGGCCTTGAGCGTGTCCTTGTCGTTGATGTCTTCCGGGTACCAGCAGTCGCCGCCGATCAGGTAGCCGCTGCCGACCATTTCGCGGAACTTGGCCTTGATGCTCTCGATCATGTCGCGCACCAGGGACGGGTGCATGGGCTTGTCCACGGCCCACATCTGCGCTTCGGCCATGGTGTCGGCGAGGATCTGCGCGGTGCGGGTGTAGTTCTCGAAGGCAAACAGCGGATCGTCGCTGCACGTGCGGCTGCCCCAGAAGCGGAAGCCGCCCTCGTTGATCAAGGTGGTGACTTCGTTGCCGTTGAGGTAATTGGCATCGGTGGCCGGGTTTTGCAGATCCCAGAACACGTCGGCGCTGATGCCGGTGACGCCGTTCACTGCGACGTTGGACAGGGTTTTATGCCAGCCCACTTCCTGATCGATCTTGGCGCGCAGGCCGAGGGCACGGGCGACGGCCGAGGCGTTCACGGTGGTACTGGTGACAGTGTCCCAGTTCTGGAAGTCCGGCCAGATCACCATGACTTCGCGGGCGCCGAAGTTCTCGCGATAGGCTACGGCTTCTTCCTTGGTTTTGCAGTCCCAGGCACTGACATAGGAGAAGGCGCGCAACTGCTGGGCAATGCTCGCCAGCGCCGTGGCCACGGGTTGGCTGTCGAGGCCTGGCACGCCGAGGATGCGCGGCACCATGCCGACTTTCGCCTTGGCGGCGAGCAACGCTTTCATGCCGGTGTATTTGCCATCGGCGGTGGTGGTGCCGATCAAAGCGCTGACCGTTTCCGCCTCGGTGGCGCCCGCTTTGACGCGCACGACGATGGTGTAAGGCTTGGTCTGGTCGGCAATGGCTTGCAAGCTGGAGGCGAGGGTGCCCGTGGTGCCGGCCTTGCCGATGGCGGTCTGCACGTTGGTGAGCAGTATCGGCGTGTCGAGCGGGAAGACGGTAGCGTCGGCATCGTCGGCCGTGCAGACCAGGCCGATGACGGCGGTGGGAATGGTACGAATGGGGCGGGTGCCGTCGTTGAGTTCGAGCACCCGCACGCCGTGAAGATAATCGGCCATGGTTTTGCCTGCGCAGTAAATGGGATGACAGTGCACAGGCTGCCGCGCGCGCGCCGGATGGGCGAGCGCGCGTAGTTGTATTGGCTGGATTTACAGGGGACGAAAACCGATGGCGCGTTACAGAGTCATTTCGCTCAGCCAGCTCGGTGCTGAGGGGCGATGTTCTGCGAGGGGAAACTCTCCCGCTTCCGGCCAGTTGCGAAGGGTTCGGCGGTAAGTCTGCAGGTCGGTGTATTGATCCGGGGATAAAGTCGTCTCGACGCTCGCCTCCAGCTCGTCCCGATGCCTAGCAACAACGCCGTCAGTAGAGGCCAGCTGCACATCGCGCCATGACCGCTCAACTTCCGCGAAATATTCAAAAGATGGCACGGGCGGATCGATGAGCAACGGGTAGCCATCTTCACCCCAGCCAATGATTTTCCCCTGACCCTGCCCGGCCATAAGCGCGGCATGCGCTTCGGCGGCGATTTCCACCACATCCCCGGGCATTGATACGTGAATAGCTGAGTCGTAGAACCCGCCAGTAGATTTCGAAGCAAACATAAGGCCTCCCTAGTAGCCGACGGCGATCCAAGTAAATTGATCAGGGTACGTTGCGGCGGCGTTTCGATACTTGAACCCGGTAGCCGTCAGGTAGTTGTTATGGAAGCTGGTACTTCCCTCATTCTGCCCAAAGACCAGAGACATCGGCCCAACTGGGAAGGCGACCGGAAAGGTGACCAAGTAATCAGCCGCTGTTGCCAGAGCGCTGCCCCATTGAATAATCAGGCCGCCTGGCAGCTTCTGATAGCCGTTAGCCGCAAGAACTGACAGGCCTGTGCCACCGACTGCGATCCAACCTGTTCCCGAAGAAACGAACTCTGACGCAACACCCTCGCCAAGAACGAGAGTGGACAAACCCGCCGGGGCGCCATTAGGCCCAGAGAAGTTGCCGTTGACGGACGCCACCGTAACCTTCGTGCTGCCCGCCGATGCCTGAATATAAAACTTTGTCCCAGCAGGCATTAGCGTCAGATCGGGCAACGTGAGGGTAATCGATACCCCGTTTGCATAGATGTACTTGCCAGCATCCGCAGCCGTCAAAACCGTGTTTGTCGTGTAAGTAACGTATCCGGCCAGACTGCCCGACGCCCGCCGTACAAACTCGGTCGTAGCGATTTTCAGGGAGCTATCAAAAAGAGCCGGCGTATTCGCCGTCGGATTGATCAGCGCCGGCGAATTGATGGGCGCAAAGCCTTGGGTCACGTTTTGGAACGTCAGCGCCGTGGTGCCCGGGACAATCGCGCCGTCGGTGATCAACTGCCAGCGGGTATCGGCCAACGTCGTGCCCTGCTCGACCGACACCGACAACGCCGAGGTCACCTCAGTATTTGAGTCAGCATCTGCCGCGCGCGACCAACCAGCTGCGGCGGCCACCCAAATGCCGTTGTCCTTGGCGGCGTTCTGATTTTTCACCAGCACCCGGTCACCGACAGCCAGGGCCACGCCGTCGATCGACTGAAGCCCCGACAGCGCAATATTGGCCGTCGTCGCGGCCTGCACCGACTGCTTGCTGTCGAGCTTGTACAGTTCTTCCAAAATCTTCGTATCGACGTATTCGCGAGTGGCAAGCACCACCGACGGGTCAATCTTCAACTGAATGTTCGACGTGCCGCTGGTGATGATGTGCATCCGCACGACCTGGTTACGGCCGGAACCTTGTGCGAGCAATGGCTTGTAGCTTGGCGCTACGTTGGCCACGGCTGAGAACACGCCGTCCTTGTCTTCGAGGGCCAGTTCACGGATCCACCAACCGCCTATATCTGGTGGGAGCACCAGCTCGGCGATAAGGACGTTGTCGTCGGTCGGCGATACGCGCAGTTGGTTGAGTTGGGCGCGGTACCGCTGATTGATCAGCTTGGTCTGCGCGGGGCTGGGTACCGGATCGGTGCCGTTGGCATCACCGATCAGCATGTAACGCGGTTCCCACGGAATGCCGAGGGCGTCGCAGTTGGTTTTCTTGGCGGCGCCCAGTGTCGTCAGCATGCCGCCGAAAATAGAGTTCTGATCAACCATGGGGATATACGTCCAGTTCGTCGAGGGTGTAGAGGCTCACGCCGCTGTAACCCCGGACGGATACGTCGATGTCCGGGTTATTCCAGGGGTACACGTCGATTTCGTCGCCGTCGTAAACGGCGAAGCCAACGAAGGCGTCGAGTCGGGTTTCAAGAATGATGTCGAGGCCGGTGAGATGGCGGGTGAGCGGCTTGGCGTCGTCGATCAGCCAGACCAGTTCCTGATACATCGCTTCGGTGATGCCGGAGTCGAGGACGCCGATGCGCAAGGCAAAGGTGCCTGGAGTACCAGGCGGAACGGTCTGCCACCATTCCGCGACCTCGATCAGATAGCCCAGCGGTTCTACCACCCGGCGCAATGCCCCAATGGTGCCCTTGTGCGAGTGCACGTAATAGGCGGCTCTGCACGCGGAACGCTTGGCGGCCTCCGACCATTTGCTGTCCCAGCGATCCACCGAAAACGCCCACGCCAGGTACGGCAGTAAGGGTAGGGGGCATAGGTCAGGGTTGTAGAGCGTGCGCAACGGAATCGGCACGCGCTGGATTTCTGCCAAGGCCTGCGCGGCTTGGCGTTCCAATGGTGTCGAATTGCCGGGTAGCAATGGCTGGTAGGTCATCACTCAACCCCTAGTGTCAGTTCCACGCTCGTGCAATACGGCGCCTGGTATTTGGTGGCGACGATGTCTTCCCAGTCTTCCAGCACTACTTTGCGCACGCCCTCGACGTGCAGCGCGGCATGCACGATGGACTCGGAAACTTCCAATGCGAGGCGCCGACGCTGATGCACGAACTGGAGCAACTGGGCTTCGGCCGCTGCGAGTACTAATTCAGTTTCAGGACCGTTGCTCAACGGGTAGATCCGCGCCTTGATCTGGTAGTTGATGATCTCGGCGCCCTGGACGGTGAGGCGATCCGCGACGGGGCGGCGGTCGTCATCGCTGAGGTAGGTTTTGACCTTGTCGAGCAGAGCCGGGGACGCTGTTCCATCGCCCAGCACGGATTGTACGGTGACCACGGCTTCGGCCGGCGCCGGGCTTTCGGCGGTGGCGTCTGCGACTTGTCCGTCAGCGGATCGGGCGTGAAAGATGTAGCTGTTGCGCGGGCCGGCAGTGCTGAGGCCTTCCCATGCCATTTGCGCGCGTTCGCGCAGGCTGTCGTCGCTTTCCATCAGCTTTGGGAGGGGCGGTACGGCTGTCGGGTTTGCAGCCTGAATCACCAGGCGCTTGACGTTGAAGTTGGCGGCGAGCTGTTCGAGGTCGGTGCCCTTGGCCAGGGCGAGCATATTGGCAACGGATGCTTCATTGACTCGCTGACGCCAGACGGTTTCGCGGTAGGCGTTTTCCTCGAGTAATTTGGTCAGCGGCTCCGACTCCATGTTGAGGCGTGCAGCAATCTCCGCTTGTTCCTCCACAGGCCAGAGGCTGACGGCGTAGGCCTTGCGCTCGGCGAGGATCTGCTCGTAATCGATCTGTTCCACGATCTGCGGCGCTGGTAGTTGGCCGAGGTCGATGGCGACGAAAGTATTCATACGCTGCCTCCCAGTTGCAGAGGCACGCTAAGGCTCAGCGGCTGATTGTTATCGACGATGGTGCCTTCGAATTCTAGCGACGCTTGGCCTTGAAGATTTGCCCCGATGAACTGGATGCGGCTGAGGCAGATGCGGGTTTCCCAGCGCATCAGGGCCATGATGGTGGCGGCGTATACCTGCAAGCGGGTGAAGTCGTTAAACGGCTGATCCACCAATTCGGGGAGCAGGCTGCCGTATTCGCGGCGCATGACGCGGGTGCCGATGCGAGTTGTCAGAACATCGGTGATGGACTGGGCGATGTGTTCGACCAAGCCGAGGGCTGCGCCGGTTTCTCGGTTCATTCCGGTTTCCCCGTTTTCGCGCCGCCGGGCATGACGCCGCCGTGCAGGTGCTTCAAAAGGCTGATGCCGGCCGCGACGACATCTTCGGAGGCGGTGAACGTGCCGGTGATGTTCTGGTTGCCGGTCTGGGTGTAGTCGCCCTCATGGGTGATCGGGCCGACGATGTTGATGCCGCCGGTGCTGATCAGGTTGGTGGTGCCGCCTTCGGCCAGCTTGGCGTTGAGGTGGTGCGCGACGCTGTCGTACTCGATGACGGTGCCGTCGCGGTAGGTGCAGCGGTGCAGGCCTCCGCGGTCGCCGTTGGCCGGGATGTTGTCGCTGAACAGGCCGGTCAGGACGATGCCGTTGCCGAGTTGGCCGGAGGGGCTGAAGAGGATGACCTGCTCGCCTTCGGTGGGCGGGTTCCATTCGCGGTCGGCACCGGCTCGGGCGGCGACCCATGGGAGCCAGCCGGTGGTGAGCGTTCCGGTTTTAACCTGCACGCGCGGGGGCTTCATCTGGACGGCTGCGATGGTGCCGAGGCGGATGAGGTTTTCGATCAGGCGGGCGAGGGTGGCTAAGTCGTTCATGGCGCCGATGGTGGCGCCATGAATCCGGGAATGCAGCGTCCCTAACTTGTAAGCATCTTTCTCACAATTGATTCATTGAGCATTTCATCGTGGTAAGGAAAGTAAAAAGCTGTCGGTTATTTCGAATAGAAAATCTGTTGGATCGCTACCTTTTTCTTTCATTTCTAACATTTGACAAATTTGCGTGTCATTCAGGATTAGGATGAGTTTTCCCGATTCGCGCATTGCTCCTTGGGCAGTTTTCAATGCGCTTGAGTGCGCACCCTCTCTGGTAAACATAATTGCGACACGCCTAAGACCCTTTTCTAGAAGATATTTTTCTGTGGTGAGTACTTGCCCTTGTTTGATAGGGGTTTCGTAGTTTTTGAACTCAAATATTATGTACCGACTATGCATTTGTTGCAGGATGAAGTTCCAGAAGTCAGTAGAGGGGATAATGCGGCATACATAGTCGAAACGATTCAGCTCATCGTCTGTTCCATGTTGTTTGCTCCAGCCAGCTAGATGGTCGGAAAATAAAAATTTTAATATTCTTTCACATAGCTTTTCATAATCGCTCCATTTTTTTTTACCTTTTGGCATGGCGCGAAGTTCTTTGCAAAGGTCGGAACCTGTGGTGTCGATAGCACCACGAGTCGCTGGGTCTACGGGGGAGGGCTCTGGAGCTGGTACTTCTATATTTATTTCATTGTGTTGCCGAGGCGCTACTTCTTTTTCGGTTTCATAGAAATCTTCAATTGAAGTCGAAGAATAGTTTGGTTCTATTTCCAATATTGAATACAGTTCTTCTGTTAGCTCGGGAGAAGATGAGGCGAAGTGAAAGAGTATTTGGCGATCAATGATGATGATGTCATATAAGCTGGCTAAGTGAAGTTTTTGATCGTTTGTGATTTGGCATGACGTAATCAGCATACCCCCAAGCTTTGGGTCTTTTGCTCTTTCGTGCTGTATCTGATTTGCAGCATTGCTAAGTAGCTTTAGTTGTGCTCGTTGAGTTTTATAGTGTTTAACTTCCGTTGCCCAGACGTGTTCGCCTTTCTGAATGTGAAAATCTACAGAGGAGGATTTCGTTTTGTAGAGCGTGTATCCGCTGTGCCTAAAAAGTTTATCTACGAATGCTTCAAAATTTCTGCCGGCTTGTATCAGATCTTCCATGTGGTTCGCCATTCACTGTTGTTGGACGAGTAGTGCCGTTTTTTTGCCTTTCTGGTTTGTCAGATTACTGTATCAGGTAGGCTAGCAAGTGGTCTTTAACCAAATTTATATCTGACTCTCTGAATCCAAGTAGCTCACGTCGCTCGTAGCTCACATCCGGTGCACCTCTTTCCGGACGATCCTTCAAACCGAATTGATGCACCCGAGCAATCCGCGCTATTCGACCGGTAAAGCCCACAGTTATCGCGCTACCGTCTGCTTGTACTTTCAGAAAACTGACCGTGCGTAGCTTCTGAAACATCCTTACCTTCCGCTTCACCCGACCCTGTTTACCACGCAGATTGCGCTGCTTTCGCGGCGCGTACTTGCTGCCATCGGGGTTCTGCTGGGCAATTATTCGTTGCTGCTGGCTACGACGTAATGCCTGGCCAACACTGCGGGCCAGCTTGTTGCGCGATGCCGGCTCAAGCTCGCCGATCAGTCCCGCCGCCCAGTCCTCCAGCGCCTCCAACCGATTGGTCATTTCGGCAGTACCCACTCGCTGCCGGTGCCTTGGGCACCAGGTATCCAGTTAGGATCCAGGTAGTCTGCCGCTCGTTGCGGTTCCCCAGGATGGCGGACGGTTGTGTTGCCTTGGTCGTCCTTGCCCACCACCACGCGCTCGGTCAGGGGAAGGGTCAGGCTCATATCGACTTTGCTGTTGTCGAGAATGTCAGCCTCGAACTGAATGCCATCAGCGGCCTTGTTCAGGTTCTCCAGCAGCTCGGATTGGTGGACGCTCAGCCAGCCGAGCAGCGGCAGCATGACGCTGTCGGGGTGGCCGGCGAAGTCGATGAGGATGACCTGCAGGTCGAAGCGGTACTCAAACGAGAGCGTGTGAGCGGCGGTGCAGCGGATCTTGCCGTTGTCGATGAAGATCAGCAGCCGGTCAGGGTTGTGCTTGAGTTCGGCCACGGTGGCGAGCAGGTGGGCTTTCAGGCTGTCGGGCTTGTTCATCGCTGAGCCTGCTGGTGTTGGTAAACCATATCGACCTGACTTGCACAATCCGCCCAGGCGGCCTCGACGCGATCCTGATCAGTCAGTTGATCGCCGTTATTGCGCGGGCCGGTCGCCGGTAGGGTGCAGGGCACCACGGCTGGACAGCCACTGACGATAAGCGTCTGCGCCGATGAGGGCGGGGCGCTCGCGCAGCCGGCGAGCAGCATCAGGCAAAGGCTGTGCAGCCCAATTGCGTAGGTCATCGTTTTCACGTTTCAGAGCCTCGATGGTGAGTTCGCGCTTTGCCAGGCCTCGGCGCAGTTGATCCTGGTGCGTGCGCAGTGTGGTCTGGGCGTTGCGTTCCTGTTGCAGGGTGTCGCGCAATGCGTTTGCATTGGCGAGGTGGCGTTCGGCTTGTTCTCGGGCGCGGCTAGCGTCTTGCTCGGCCAGTCGGGTTTCCTTGTTCGCCCCGCTGATGCGCAGCTCCTGGCTCCAGATCAGCAGCCCCAGCGCTGCAAGCAATGCAACACCGAGCAAGGCCTGCCGCAGGACGCTCACGCCCGGTACCAGCCGAGCTGATTCATGTCGCGGATATCCAAGTGCTGGATCGGGCCACGAATGATGATGACTTTACGTTGAGGATTCTGTATTCGGAGCGCATCGCGCAGCTGCACCATGTCCTGCTGATCGCTGTCCTCCGGCACAACCAGCAGATCGCCGTCTTGGACATTCAGCCGCTGCACCGCGTCAAAGTCGATCATGCTGCCACCGCCTGCCCACAACCGCAGTCGTCGTGCCGTTCGTAGGCGCGTTGGAGTTTGATGTCGTACAGGTTTCGCTGGTAATCCGGTCCGTTGTACAGCTTGGCAAACTCGGCCCACTTGCGGCCCTTCAGCGCCTTGTGCAGCACCGGGTCGGTCTCGATGAAGCGGACGAATGCATCGAACTGCTGCGACTCGCCGGCGCTCATGGCCGCGACGAAAGCCTGCACGCTGCTGTAGCCCAGGCGCTGCCAGTGAAAGCCCATGATCTGGAACGCGCCCCAGGAGGCGGACTCCAGTGCGGCGGTGTCATCGATCAAGCGAGCAGTTGCCAGGCGCTGGTGTTCGGCGCTGCCGCCGGCATAGCCACCCGATTTCGGATTGACGATTGCAGGGTTGGTCGCCGCCAACTGGTCGGCGTGTAGTTTCAGCGCTGCCGGATCGTCGCCTTCATGCCGCACCTTCGACAGTTGGCGATACATGATGTGGCGTTCGAACAAAATCACCGGTTTGCCATTGTCGAGGAAGCCATTGCCCTTTGACTCGACTTCATTGACGGCACAGACGCTGGCCAGCGGCACGCCCAAGCGCTCCGCAGCACTGACCAGATCGGCGTTTCTCAGCAACTGCTGGCAGTCATTGCCGGCGAGCGCGGCCTGCGTTTTGTTGCCGGCGATTCCGTCGACGACCAAACCGACTTTGAGTTGATAAGCGCGCACGGCGGCTTCGGTGGTATCGCCGTAATCACCGTCGATTTCCAGCTTGGCGCCGTGTTGGTTGAGGTTCTTTTGCAGGGTACGCACCGTTTGCGAGCGATCCCCATGACGTAAAGTGGTGGTCATGCGTTTGCCCTCAGCAGGTGGGTGGGTTATTGCTGGATGCCTCGGAACAAAGCCGCCGAGCTTCGGCTCTCGCGACTTCCTGCATGGTTGAGTTTCCGCCGGCCTCCCAAGGTACGAAGCCCGGTTTTTCTGCCCAGCTTTCGTAGATGCGGCGAGCGTTGGCTTCGATTTGCAGCGCTGCTGAGTCGTCTGGGCATTTGGAGCGTTCTGCTTCAAGCGCTTGGCTCTTAAGGCGATCGAGAAAGCTGCACATCTGTAACTGTGTGTGCTTGATTCGGTGTTTGCCACTCTCACAAATTGTCAGAACTTCTGCTCGGAACTTCTCAAGTTGCTCGACTCGTTGCACAAGCGTTTCGTGCGTACTTTTCATGCTGCCTCCTTGGGGAAATAGGGCGCTCATAGCTGTTCTACCTTGCGGGTAAAAAATTTCCTTGCTGCGGCGCGGGTACCTTCGACGCCCAGAAGTCCGATGGCGCCGCCGAAGAATGGTGCGGTCGAGACGGGTATCCCCAGCAGCGACAGCCCGTGACTGACGGAAACGGCGAGGGCACCGCAGAGCGGCGCTTCGATCAGCATCCGGCGCCAGGTACCACCACCGTAAATGACGCGAAGCCCCGCGATGACCAAGGCCAACAAGCCGGCATACAGGGTGGGCCAGTTCTGTTCGAGCCAGGCGGCGAGCCAAGCCCAAGTGTCGGGACGGTCAGGCATGCGTTTCATTCCATGATCCAGAGTGGTTGGGTTCAATGGCGTGGTGCGGGCGCTTCAGTCCCATAGGTTCACCATCTGCCGTTGCGGGGCGGCGGCTTGGGCTTCTGGCATTTGCACCAGGAGGCCTTGCGGCAAGGTCGGGCCGTGGTCGGCGAGTCCGGGGTTGGCTTCGAGTACTGCTTCGGTCACACCGGCGGTGCGGCCGTAGTGACGCCAGCACAGGGAGTCGACGGTGTCGCTCTGCTGGGCTCGGATGCTGACGGCCATCAGATCAACTCCACGGTGGTGCGGCCGAGGCCGAGGAAGTCGCGCACGGCCCAGCGCTGGTCGCGGCGCAGTTCGTCGATGCTCGGGGTCAGTTCTTCGGCGTTTTGGTTGCCGCTGTTGGTGCTGTCGTAGGAGCGATAGCGCTCGCAGATTTCCGCGCCGGTCGCGGCGTAGATCGCCCGCTGATAGAGGTGAACGAGTTCAGACTTATCCTCGATCTGCTCGGCCGGTACGTCCGCAAGCGTGTCGTAGCCTTCGGCCTGCTTGGCGCGGCGCCATACGGCGAACTCGCGGTTCACGCTGATGGCGGCGGCGATGGTCGCGGTTTCCAGACGGATCGGCGTGACGCTGGAGTCGATGCGCAGGGTTCCGCGCACGTCGTCGAGGTCGATCGATGGCCAGAATGGGTCGGTGTTGATGTGGCCGCTGGGGGCCGGAGTAGTGCTGCCGCCCGCTACGAATCCGCTCATGAATCTGCGCTCTGTTGTAGGTCGCCGGTGGTCGGGGCTTCACGTTCAGGAGGAGCGGCCTGGCCGATCCGCCCCGAGCCGGCGGGGTGCGTGGGGACGCTCGGTTAGCTGCCAGCGGCAGCGAGTTTGTTGAGCAGGCGTTCGGCCCGCTCCAGATCCTTCTTGCCACCACAGGCGTCGTGCAGGTCGATGGCTTTTTTCAGCAGGTCGATGCCGGCCTGCACCTGGCCGGGTTGGCCGGGCTTTTCGTCGGTGATGCCTTCCAAGGTTGCGCGGCCCATGGCGAGAAACAGCTTGGCGCGTGCCTGGTCCGGCATGTCTTCGGCGTCGGTCAGTTCGGCGGTGCGGTGCAGGATGGCCAGGTCGAATGGCTCGCCAACTTTCTGCGCCTTGAACGCGGCGGTCGCGACTTCCTCGGCGACCAGGCAGCCCAGTGTGCGGGCGAAGCGGTCCGGCATGACCATCTTGTGTTGCAGCACGTACTGGGCGATGTCGAGGCCGCCAGTGAAGTCGCCAGCGTCGAAGCGCCAGACCATGACGGTGGTCATCACTTCATCCTGCGCACCTTGACCGGCCTCCAGCACGCCCTGCACGTAGGGGATGTATTCAGGCAGTAGCTGACGTTTGAGTTCGGCCTTGCCCTGGTTCGACTGCACCTGTTTCAGGCGCAGGCGGTCTTGCAGTAGCTGGTTGAGCTGATGTTCGTAAGCCGTGGCGCCGGCCATGGTTTGAGTCGGCTCAGTCGCTGCCGCCTCGATGGCGGCAGTAACTCGTTGAAAGTGCTGTTTGGCGAGGCTGCTGGCCATGGTTTAAGCCTCAAGTTCGATATTTTCGATCAGGCAGCCGAGGCCGTAATCCTCTACGACGTAGGCGTCGTTGCTGGATTCGTAGTTCTCGATACGGTTTTTTTCCGGCGCTTCTTTCACGTAGCGACGACGTCCGCCGATCTGCCAGTAGATGGCGAGGTTGGCCAGTGAGGTGATCAACGCTGCACCGTCCGGCACATACGGGACTTCGACCGGCTGCTTACCGCCCATGCGCTTTTGCGACAGGATCATGTCGGTGGCCAGCTTCTCGGATGCCGGCTGTTCCTTGTTGATCAGCGGGAAGTATTTGTCGTGCACCAGGTTGCTGCCGAGGATGACCACGATGCCCGGGTCTTTGCGGTGCCACGGGTCGATGAGGTTGGCGACGGCGTCGAACACTAGGGCGTCGAGGTTGTTGTAGTCCGCGCTTGCGCCTGTACCGATGACGATCTTGCCGGCAGCCTTACCGTCCTTGAGAACGCGGGCAGGGGCATTGGTGCGGTACTGCTGAAGCCAGCCGATGTTGACGTCCTGCAGCAGTGGGTTGGCCTGACGGTCGGTGGTGGCGGCAGCGCTGACGCCGTTGAAGCCGACCATGATGCGGTCGAGGGCTTGGCGCTTGAGGATCGCGTCGCGCAGGCGTGCCTGGAAGTCTGGAAACTTCGCCCATGCGTCGAGCTGCGCGTAGCGGATCGCGGTGTCGAAGTCGGTGTGCTTGGCTTCGTAGCCTTTCTTGTCCAGCGACGACACGTCGCGAGGTTGGCGCACACCATTGCCGGTGGTGTCGGTGCGGCCGGCGATAGTGCTGCTGACGCCAAGACCAACTTTTTCGCCCTGCAGCTCATCGACGCCGATGATGCCGATCTGGCCGAGGAATTCGCTGGATTCCTGCATGCGGGTTTCCAACGTTTGCTGCACGGTCGGATCGACCGCGAAGGTGGCGGCGGTCGAGGACACGCCGTTGAGGCGTGCCAACTGGCTCAGGTAAGCGTTGAAGTGTTCGCGAGTGTCGTTACGCATGGATATCGTCCTTCGTTGATCGGGGCTGTGGGTGGGCCGACTGTCAGCAGTCGGTCATGACCTTGTTGTCGCCACCGGTTACCGGAGGGCGGGTCTTTTGGTTGTGGTCTTGGGTGGTGGAGAGCTTGCCCTTCAACTCGGTGAAGTCCTTGCTCAGTTGATCAAGCTTGGTGCTCAGGCCTGCGGAGAATTTCTTCTCGGCGGCGAGTTGGTCGGGCAAATCTTTGACGTGCACCGCCACGGCCTCGACGGCCTCACTGATCTGCGAGAACTCGGCGTCGTCCTTGGCCTGTTTGCCGCCCAGCAGGGCTTGCACTTTGCTGAAAAGCTGGGCGCCGAGGCTCGGTTTGTCCTCGATTTCCTCGAAGGTCAGCTCGGTCTCCATCGCTTCGGTGAACATGGAGGTTGCGGAGTAGTGGCGATCCTTGAACGGGCTGGCGTCGGGCTTCTGTGCTGAGAACGCCAGGACGTCGGTACCGAGGCTGGCCGGTGAGTCGGTGATCGCCAGACCGACGATGTAGGCCTCGCCGGTGTCGGCGAAGCTGTCATCGATTTCGATGGACGTGTAGATCTTCTGTTTCGCCTTGTTCATGGCGATCAGGTCGGCGGTCGGCTCGACCTGCGCGAACAGGGCCAGTTTTTTCTGGCCGTTCACGTCAACTTCTTCGGTTTTCACGGCCAGCACATCGCCGTAGGCCTTGAACGGGCTGTCAGGCAGCAGGCTGCGGAAATGCTCCAACCAAATGCGGGCGCCATAGGTGGCGGGGTTGAAGTTCTTCGCGGCTTGCTCCAGCCAGCTGCGTTTGATGGTGCGCTTGTCCGAGGTAGCGCCCTCGACGGCGACGCGGAACCAGTTGCTGCGAAATTTCTTCATGCCGGGAATCCTCATTGCTTGGGGCGCCTGCTGTTGGCTGAGCAGTGCGTTGCGATGAGGGGCATGGTCGTGACGCGCGCGAGTTGCGGCAACGAGGCGGGACTGTAAGGGCGGGGGCTACAAAGGGCGGTGCTATTGAGTCGCGGGCGCGGGCGGCAGCATCGCGGCCATGACTACGACCGAACTGCTGCCTATTGACCCGCGCCGCCAATCCAAGTTTCTCTACTGGATGGGTTGGCGCATCTGCGAGATTGCCGAGGCTACGGGCGAAAAGGAAAAAACGCTACACAGCTGGAAGGCCCGCGACGAGTGGGACCGGGCTGACAACATCGAACGCATCGGCGGGGCACTGGAAGCGCGGTTGGTGCAACTGATCCTCAAGGAGGGGAAAAGCGGCGGAGACTTCAAAGAGATTGATTTGCTGCATCGGCAGTTGGAGCGGCAGGCGCGCATCCAGCGCTTTCAGGGTGGCGGTACCGAAACCGATCTAAACCCGAATCTGGCGAAACGCAACGCCGAGCCGAAGAAAAAGGCTGTCAAGAACGAGATCGACGAAGACCAGATCGAACTGCTGCGCGAGGCCTTCATTGATGGCTGTTTCGACTATCAGAAGGACTGGTACCGCGCCGGCAATCAGCGCACACGCGTCATCCTCAAAAGCCGGCAGATCGGCGCGACTTACTACTTTGCCCGGGAGGCGTTCATCGATGCGCTGGACACCGGGCGCAACCAGATTTTCCTGTCGGCTTCGAAGAACCAGGCCTACCTGTTTCGGGGCTACATTCAGGCGTTCTGCCGCGAGGTGATTGGCGTCGAACTGACCGGTGACCCCATCGTGTTGCCCAACGGCGCCGAACTGTTTTTCCTCGGCACCAACGCCCGCACTGCTCAGGGCTACCACGGCAATTTTTACTTCGATGAATTCTTCTGGACGTTCAAGTTCGAGGAGCTGAACAAGGTCGCTTCGGGCATGGCGATGCACAAGAAGTGGCGCAAGACCTACTTTTCCACGCCGTCGAGCATGGCCCACGAGGCGTACACGTTCTGGACGGGTGAGCGCTTCAACAAGGGCAAGCCGGCCGCGCAGCATACGAAGGTGGACGTGTCCCACGGCGCGCTCCAGCAGGGGCGGTTTTGCGAGGATCGGCTGTGGCGGCAGATCGTCACGATTCTGGATGCGGAGCGGGGCGGGTGCGACTTGTTCGACATCGAGGAATTGCGCCGCGAATACAGCCCCGAGGCGTTCGCCAACCTGCTGATGTGCGAATTCGTCGACGACGGCGCGAGCATCTTTCCGCTGACCCTGTTGCAGTCGTGCATGGTGGACAGTTGGGTCGAATGGAACGAGGACTACAAACCCTTTGCCATGCGCCCGTTTGGCGATCGACAAGTCTGGATTGGCTACGACCCGGCCGAGACGGGCGACTGCTCCGGCATGGTCGTGGTCGCGCCACCGCTGGTACCGGGCGGCAAATTCCGCATCCTCGAACGCCACCAGTTCCGTGGCATGGACTTCGCCGCGCAGGCTGCATTCATCAAGAGCGTCTGCGACCGCTTCTGGGTGACGTACATCGGCATCGATGTCACCGGTCTGGGCAGCGGCGTGGCCCAGCTGGTGCGCCAGTTCTTCCCGGCGGTGACCACCTTCAGCTACTCACCGGAAGTCAAAACCCGTCTGGTACTCAAGGCGTATGACGTGATCCACAAGGGCCGGCTCGAATTCGATGCCGGCTGGACCGACATGGCCCAGTCGCTGATGGCGATCCGCAAAACCGTCACCGCCGGCGGACGCCAGTACACCTACACCGCCGGCCGCAACGACAACACCGGCCACGCCGACCTGGCCTGGGCGCTCTTTCACGCATTGCACCACGAACCGCTTGAGGGGCAGACCACTGCCAACACCGGGCGCATGGAGATTTACTGATGACCGAACAACTGGCCAACCAGACGTTGCCCGCTACGACACCCGCCACTGGCGCGGGAACTCAGGTGTTTTCCTTCGGCGAACCGACGCCGGTGCTGGGGGGGCGGGAGGTTTTCGATTACCTGGAGTGCTGGTTCAACGGGCGATGGTATGAGCCGCCGCTTTCGCTGGATGGGTTGGCCCGGTCGGTGGGGGCGAGCGTGCATTTGCATTCGGGGTTGATGTTCAAGCGCAACCTGTTGAGCAAGACGTTTATCCCGCATCCGCTGTTGTCGCGGGCTTCGTTTGAGCAGTTTGCTTTGGACTTTCTGTGTCTGGGAAATGGCTACCTTGAGGGTCGTCGCTCGCGATTGGGCGGGGTGCGCAAATTGGAAACGCCTTTGGCCAAGTACATGCGTGCCGGGCCGGATGGGCAGTTTTACCAGGTGCGAGGGTGTAAGGATGAACACGCGTTTGAGCCGGACAGCGTTTTTCATCTGCGGGAGGCGGATCTACACCAGGAGATTTATGGGTTGCCGGAGTGGGTCAGCGCGTTGCAGTCGGCGTTGTTGAATGAGTCGGCGACGTTGTTTCGGCGCAAGTATTACGAGAACGGGAGTCATGCGGGGTTCATCTTGTACATGACGGATGCGGCGCAGACCGAGGCGGACATTGATGCGTTGCGCAAGGCACTGAAGGAATCGAAGGGGCCAGGCAATTTCCGGAATTTGTTCGTCTACTCGCCGACCGGCAAGAAGGACGGAATTCAGCTGATCCCAGTGAGCGAGGTGGCGGCGAAGGATGAATTCAATTCGATCAAGAATCAGACGCGGGATGACGTGCTGGCGAGCCTGCGTATTCCGCCGCAGTTAATGGGGATTGTGCCGCAGAACGCGGGTGGGTTTGGGTCGATTCGGGAGGCAGCCCAAATCTACGCGGCCAATGAGCTGGAGCCGATTCAGACGCGGATGATGCAGTTGAATGACTGGCTTGGTGAAGATGTTGTTCGATTCAGAGCATACGAAATCGGGCAAGAGAATTAACTTTTTTGTTGATCAGAAATAAGGCAAGTCTGTTTGCTGAAGAAAGATGATTTTAATGCTTTGGAAGTGAGGCAAGGTTTGTGGCTTAATACTTTTTCTCAGCCAAGGACTGTCGGAGTCACTGTGATCTACGAAAAAAAAGAAGAGACGAGTATTAAACATATACTTGGTGTGGTCTTGCTGGCATGTGTTTTGATCGTAGAGTTGTTCTATCTATATGTCGATTTTTCGAAAGAATTTTGGGGGGTAAAATTTGTTGATGTGGTGAATATTATTGCTCAGTTCGCTACCGCGGGAGCGTTTTATCTAGGGTTTCATCAGTATCATAGAAATAAAAAAGTAGAACGGCAGGCCGTTATAGTTTCGGAGTGTAAAAATTTAATATTGAAGATGGTGGCCGTAAGCAAGGAGTTTAGGGTTGGGGAAGAAACCAGTTTCTCTAATATTAAATATTGTTGCGAAAAACTTGGTAGTCTTGGCGCTGATTTCGATATATTGTTTACTGCCGTAGATGAGGGTATACAAAAAGCAATAGTTAGGATGCACTGGCAAGAAATGTATTTTAATGAGCTTCAGCATGTGATGCAGAATCTCGAGCTAGGCCCGGCTCTTAATGTTTTTGGTGATGCTCGTTCCTATTATCTTATTGTTCTGCATGAGGCTCACAAGAAAGCTGATGATGAGAAGGTCTTGGATATGTTTCGAAAGTATTTTATTTCAAAAGAGATATTGAGTAACTACGTAGAGTCGGGGTTGGTGCGTTTTAAGTTTGAGTTTCCAGATCTCTATATGTTCTTTTTGTTCTATTTTGAGAGTGAGAATACAGATGACTATATGTACGGAAGTATCTCGCGGTTGGATGCTAGGGCGAGAGCGCCAGTGATTGCTGCTATTAAGGATGCATATAAAATCGACATCGAAGATTTTTCTACTGAAAAATAATAAATCTTATAAGGGGGCACTGCTCCCTGTTCAAGGTTTAGTCACAAATCCTTTACCCGAGCAGATCGAGCATTCCTCGCTTTGCCCGAATCGGTCACGACAGACGGGGCATGTGCAGAAAGCTGCTGACTCGATAAACGGGCGTAGCCTTTCAAACGCGCGCAAGTCCCTCTCCTCTTGAGCAACCTGTGCCGCATCAACCAGAGCGCGATAAGCGTCCGGATCGTCTAGGGGCTTGCAGTCAACCCCGGCAATTACCCGGTCAGTTTCAATCAACCGGTATTGTCGTCCATTCATTTCTAGGATCAGTCCTGCAATTTTTCCGATCTTCCGGGAAAGACCCAAAGTCAAGCGCACACCGTCCGTATCGGAGTAAACCTTCCCGTCATAGGTAGACGAGGCGCCGCGCGGTTCCTCAGTCGTGAAGTTGAAGATCGAGCGGCTGATTGTGCCCAGCAGCTTGCCATTGGTGACCTGCACGACGTTGTAGGTCGATGCGCCACGGTATTGATCAGGCGAATTCTGCAGCTCCTCGACGGTGTGCCAGTAGGCTGCATCTGCCATCTCGTTCATATCAAACCGCTCAAGCTGATCGATCAGCCCCTCGTCAAACAACGCAGCTGCCATCTCGTGGAGTGTTTCCCGGTGCGCCTCGGGGTTTTGCATTCGAAAGTCCTTATCGTCGAGGGTCAAACGCCATCGCTGCATCCTGAGAGCTTTAGCCTGTCCGAAGTTCATGAAAATCAATCGCTGTACAAATACTGTATGTGCGTACAGTAATCGGCTCGGTGAGTTAACGCGAGCGTGGGGCGACGAGCTGTCACGAAACTGGGGGAATTGGCGTGCTTCACGGTGCTAGTGACGTGCTACACGCACTTGGCGCGCGCCGTCGTCCCCCCACCTCGCCTGCGCGCTAAATGGGCCTTTTTTTCCGCAGCCCTGCACTTGATCACGCGCGGCTAAGGTCAGGCGCTGCAGAGTAGGCTGTGAAGGTCAAAAAGCCTGCGAATCCCTGCGTACTTGGGCCGTCTGATGGGACAGATCAGGCGGAGTGGAAGGCCGGTAGAAGAATCTAGCCGATGCGTGTTTTTCCAAGAACGCCAGCGGAAAAAAGTAATGTGGTAATTCGAATATCGGAACACTGGTGAAAGCCCCGTATTCATTGGCTTTGCTGGCTTACTTCAAAAAGTAATTTTGAGTAATGAAAAAGGTAACACGCTTGTAAGTGGTTGATTTGCAAGGGATGTATAAAAGGAAAAATTACTTCCTAGAAAGGTAACTACCTTACCTCTGCATTACTCAAAAATTACCTTTCGCCAAACCTTCGCAGTCCAGTGAAATCTAGTCTCTCAGACGAATCGAATGTTCGGATTACCAAAATAACCTTTTTCCGATACCGTTCCCGAAAAAAGGGCATCACTTATCAGGCGGTACAGCCGATCACCTCGCCACTTACTCATGCGAATGATGAATACACTCAACCGCGCAGGTCGTTTACACCCGCACGGAAATGCTTGTAGGGACTGCTTGGGCGGACCGCGCAAACGAGTTGTCCCGCTTGGTGTGGACATGGGATGGGTGGGACGAAAGTGGTACGAAGATTTGTAGGCGGCGCTGGAAGCCACGTGTGGAAAGCCCTACAGAATCAGCTGATCCAATCCAACACGGCGGATAAGTTTAGGGTGCGGGGGGGATCAACATTGGGATCCGGGTAAACGACGCTAATGCGCGGATTTGCAGGGATGTATCTTGGATTTAATAGAGACGTGATCGGATGCCTTCAATACTCTGAACGCCTATATCGCCGCATGCGGAGCAATATCGAGGATCTGGAGGCGATCACGTTACAGCCCATATGGGATGTAAATATCGTGGTCTGCCTCCGATAACTACTGAATATTAGCGAGTCATATGTTGATTTAACTCATCAAAAAGAATCGCCGTGCATTCGATGTGCTCTTGTTTTATTGTTTGTTTTCTGTCTAGTAGGCCTTGTACTTCTTCGGTAGCGGGTCGTGCGGCTTTTGTACGGATATCTTTTGCGTTTATGCACGAAAATAGATAATTAGGGAATTCTTTTTCGAGCTCGATCCTATCATCTTGCTTGTCAGCGTCTAGGATCGCGGCAACCTTTTTGTATCCTAGATCTTCTAAAATACGGCAAAGATGTTTTATGTTTCCTGCACCGCCTGCTCCCCAGCCAAAGAAACTGCCAGTAATTTTCTTTTCTAGCTGGTTAGCTATTTTTGGAAGTAAAATTACGTCTTCTTGGCCTTCTGTGAGAATGATTTGGTCCTCTTGGAAGAAAAGCTCTTTTGCATCGAGACCAAAAACATGTGGGTTGAATATGTTGTCACCTGACAGTCTAGCAAGTGCCTGTCTTGACTCCGGAGTAGTTTGATTAATTGTGGTGCCATTCGTGCCGGTAGTCACTCTCGCTAAATAACCATGACTGGACAGCGCCTTAAGATCAATAAAGTATGGAGAGTGTGTTGCTATGATTATTTGTCTGTCCTTAGAATATTTGTAGAGTAGAAGCGCCAGCCTTTTTTGAAGGCTTGGGTGTAATGACAGTTCTGGCTCATCAATTATAATTACGTCTTCAGGTTTGGAGTCATGGAGTGCGTCGGCTATTGCAAATATACTAACGATGCCTTCGCCCATCCCATCACTGGAGTGAGAGCTTTCTCCATTATAAAACTTTAAGAAATATGAGCCTTGGTCTGTTTGGTCAATTGACCAGGTTGGGGTGAATGTAAGGACTTCGGCAAGGATTTTATTGAATTCAGTAGGGTCTTTAAGGATGTTGAAAAGTCTATTGGAGAACCCATTTAGCGTCGATTGACGTTGATAGCCGATCTGTGATTGTTGAGATTGTTGCTCTCGTGTCCAATGTCCTTTTCCAAAATAAGGTTCAAAGGCACGTCGCGATGGCAGAGAAAAAAAGTTAGTGGCTGTACTTACATTGTTCTTGGTTGTTTCGCTGCTGCCCTTGGCTACAGATATAATGGTTTCTATTTTTTTGTTAACTAAGAATTTTATTTCAACAAAATCTGTTGCTGGGTTTCGAGTTCCTGAAGTGAAGCTGGGTGGTTCGCCTCCGCCTCGAGCCTTGAGACATTCTAAAATCGAAGATTTTCCAGAATTATTTGGGCCAGTAATTATCGTAATTCCACTGCCTAACTCTCCATTAGGAATTGCAAAATCAAGACGACCTTTGTTTTTGAATCCCCTGTAGCCATAGATTTCAATTCTTTCTAACGCCATTTTAAACAATCCTTATTTTATATTTTGTTACCATTCTTTTTGGGCGCCAAGCTTGATCTGTGCCTCTATTGGCGGGACACCCCAAGTGGCCGTACTGGTGACGGCAACGAGCATAGCTTGGAGTGGTGGAGAGCGAATAGCTCAAGGGCGCGGAGGAGAGTGGTACGGAAGTGGTACGGATGGCCGGCGATGGTTCTGTAGCTCCCGTGTTTCGTGGTCTGTAGTCTTAGGCGTTCCAATCCATCATCGGGGCGACGGAGAAGCGGCGGGAGAGTGGGGCGGGTGTGGCGGAGATAGGGGACATTGGCGGTTCTGGATTGGGTGGGGCTGGGAGGTGGGGGAG